TATCGGCTTTCGCTTTAAGCGCAACCTCTGCCTCCGAGCAAATTTTCTCATAAGGTAGGTATTTTGAACGTGCTTCGTTTATGATCGATTGTGCCGGCTTGGTGAACTTTTCTTTTTCTGCCTTAATTACTTTGCCTAAGTCCTTTATCTCTTTTATCTTATTCGCCACTAAATTTAACTCACTATCGCTAGTGATTTTTGTTTCGTTGACCATACTTAGCATGGTCTCCGATCTTGTTTTTATATCTGCGATTTTAACTTCGCATGATATAGATTTTGCATTTGGCATGGTTTTGATTGGTTAAGCCAATCAACCTTTTTACTCAACTTTATTCTATTATAAACATTTATAATGATATTGCAATAGTAAGTTATCAACAGGTGCTTTCCTGTCGATAAAAATTTGTATCTCTCTTGTAGTAATCTAGTGTAGTAATCTAGTGTTAATAGAAGAAGCGGTACGTTTCGTGCAAACTGTGGTACGTTTAATATCATTCTAGTTTGCACTAAAACGCCATGCGATCATCGTATTTGATTATTAGATCTTCCCTTAAATTTTTCCTCGTTTTCTACTAAATACTTTCTTATCTTATTCTTTATTTCTTTTGGATAATAAACAGTTCCATTAAAAATTATTGGCTCTATATTATTTTCTTTTGCAACTCTTTTTGTCAGTGGTTTTGTAACCCCAATTTCTTTTTTTATATCTAATTCACTAACAACTCCCATTTCTCTCCTCATCTCAATCTTTTTATTTAACGATGGCATTGTGTTAAATATCATTCTTGCTTCAAATTCCATCGACTCTTGTTTTGATTTGCAGTATTTTATATACACATCATCAAACTTCTTTGTCTTATTGTGATCAGCTATTCTTGAGATTGTTCTCATGTCGCTTCTGCCTACATACAAAATCTTTCCGCTCTTATCTGTTAGAAAATAAACACAATGCCCGCATGGTATCTCAAACCTTTTAGCTGATTTTATTTCTTTTATATTCATCTATTTATACTTAATTAATTAAACTCCGTTAACTGTGTTTATTATACATCGAATTAATCTATATTCAAACAAAGTTATCCCCAACAAAAAAGCGACCCTTATGAGTCGCCCTTTGGTGTTAAAACCATGCAAAATTATTATAGCATAGCTTCCTATTTTTTCAATTTTGAAACGCCCGCCCTTAATCCGGCGATCGCTAATGCTTGCAATATGATTTCGCTAAATCTTGCACCGTCGATAGTTCCGGCTACATACATACTTATTGCACCGACAATCATTCCGGCCGCGATTATGTATGTTTTTCTTCCACTCAAATATCCTAGTATTTTTTTTATCATAAATTTTTCCTTTCTTATTATATGCCGACCTTTACTCTCCCCCGACCACAAGTGGCCGGGAGCCGCTAAAAGCCCAATCTTTCGATCAGGGGAGAGTGGGCGATCTACTTCGATCGCCCTTGTTTTATCCGATCCAACCTTTCTAATAGTTGGATAACTTCTCTTAAGTTCCTCAACCCAAAAATCTTATGCCAACAAGCATGTTTCTCAATATCGATCAAGAGGAGGTTGTTTGGCGTGGCACGCCCACCCCGCGACTTTGGCGTCAAGTGATGTTTGTTTCGGCCGCGCAACCTCCGTTTATGCTTCTGCTTTTTAAGGTACTTGTGTTTTCGGCGTTTACTTTTTTTACCCACGGCAACCTCCCTTGACCTGTTGATAACCTGTGAATAACTATTTTATAACCGCCCAGGTGTTTGTGATTAAATGCACATCAATCGTGTCTTTCCACTCCACGTTTGTTTTGTCTGCTATGCCGGCATTGTGTAATTCATTAAGCAATACCTCGTTATAAATCCACCGATATAATCCGTCATTTCCAACCAAGTATTGTCTGCCTGTGCTTTTGTCTCCTATTATTTTTTTCATGTTTTTTATAAAAGGCAACGGATCGATGTAACCGTTATATCCGTTGTCCGGGAATAACTTATTATAATAATTGTTTACTTCGTAACAAGGCAACAATGCAAAGTGAGTGTGAGGTCCGCTAGAAATCCCTGTGTTACCACCTAAGCCAACTAAGTCACCCGCCTTAACATAATCACCAACTTTCACTTTTACCTCGCTAAAATGCCATTCTACTGTCCAAAAATAGACAACTCTGTTTTGATACGGATAAGCGTCATGAGTTACTATCTTAACTCCAAGCCCCGCCTTTTCGTTCAAGCTGATCTGAATAACCTCTCCGTCGTGTGAAGCATATATTGGTTGCCCTGTTATTGTTCCAAGATCAATTCCATTGTGGCCCAACATTCCGATTGACTTATAATACGGGTGCTTATTTTCACCAAAGTATTGAGTGATAATTCCTTTGTATTTAGGATCAAGCCTGTCGTACGATTGATCTATAAATGCAGGTTTTTCTAAGGTAAACATTTTATTTTAAGAAAATTGTTATTAATACTTGGATAACACTTATAATCCCAATCGCTATGAAAGCGACCCGTTCTAATCTCCTTGTTCTGCTCTCAAAGTCTGCAAGTTTTTTATCTACCAATACACACCTTTTATCGAATTCTTCTTTGTCGCTTTTCTTTGATAGTCCTATCTTAAAGTCGCGGTTCTCTTTTAACATGTCCATTATCCGTGTATCAATTCGGATTAAAAGATCATGGTCGTTACTTATGTTTATTAATGGTTTATCGTCTGGCATTTTTTATGAATAGGTTTCAGGCACGCCAAGCAAGGTTTGTTCGCTCAAGTCTTTTTGTGTCTTGACTATGAACGCCTCGAAGTCAAAATTCTTTCTCGTTTCAACTTCAATGGTCGCTTTGCTGTCGGCCCAAGTTACTTGTTTAATTATCATATTGTCTGTGAAAATATCTGAACCGGCGTCAATTCCGACAATCTTGCAAGTGTCGCCAGGTTGTATCAACTCAATATCATATCCCTTGTCCTCCTCCGCCTCGTTGTTATCAATTATATCCATTACGATCCTAATCCTAGGATCCTTATTTTCTGCTATTACCGAGGCCCCGACGTTATCCATTGAAGTTTGATCTTCAATGTTGTTATCCGTTATCTGTTGTACCCTCCGGCCATACAACGACACCGAGGTTTCGTCTTTGTATTCGCTGTACAAACTCCCTCCGTCCCAAATTAGCGCGACGTTCTTTATGCTGTCCGTTCCTTTCTCAACCTCAATCCTTTTAATATGCTTTGTTAATATAAAAGTGTGATCTGCTGTGCTTGATGACGGCTTGAAACTAAAAAGCCCGTTCTCATCTATATACCAAAACCAATTTGCCGGTGCCATGTCAACACATTTTTTAATCGCCTCTGAATAAGTAAGCGCCTCAAACGTATATTGCATATCATTCTCTGTTGTTTCAATACTATTCTCGCCCTCATCATTGTTAGTCGCAACTGATATTGCTGTGTTGGCCGCTTGAAAATATGCCAGGATTTTTTCCATTACTTCTGCAACTTCTGCCGCCGCCAAACTCCCCAACGTTATAGTAAGTCCGTCTGTTGGTATCGTGTACAATGTTGTCTGACTACCAGTTTTTAATATATCGGTAGCAAACCTCGAAGCCACTCCCAGGCACAAGATTTGAACATTCTCAACGCCACCCGATATTATTGGCCGTTGTTGTTCTATCTGTCCGGTGTAAACTTTGCGCGCGTCATTGCCTGTGTCCTCGTCGGTAATCCAAAGCTCCAACTTATTCCCCAAACTTAAATCTCCCGCGCTATCAAACGTGTCAAGTTTTCTTGGCATTATAAAAACTAACTGCCCTAGGCCACCGTTAATCTTTTTTATAAAAGTTCCGACCTGAAAATCAAAAAGCGTCTCAATCAACGCTCCGTCCGAGTCGTAAGTTTTTATATAAAGCTTTTTCATTACAAGTATTTCTTTGTGTAATAAATCTCCCAATCTAAGTTGTAACTGATCGCCGCACCGTCTCCACTATATATCTTAAATGCTGTATCGTCTTGTCCGTTTTCAACGCCGTCCGGTAAATCCGGCGCCGCATATCCGTCATAAAAAGGTTCACCGCTTGCTTTATTTGCCATAACTTTTCCCAACAAATAATTCGTTGGTGTTGTTGTTACGTACCAATCAAAAAAGTTTGAGTTGTCTGAACTTGTTATAGTTCCAGGATTAATCATTAACCAATATCTCTGTCCAGCAATTAAAAATGTTTCTCCTGACGTTCTCACAATATCTGTGAAAGCTGATGTTGCCGGCACGTCCGCAACTTGGATTGTAAACTCGGCGTCGCCAACTCTACCGGCTGCGCCTGCCATTGGTTTTCCATTATCGTCGTATCTAAAATGAAAATTCATTGATCCTGTTGGTGATCCGTCTTTTCCAATATACATTGATAATTTCCCAATCCTCCCTGATTGATCCATTACAATGCTTTGTCCTTGTGTCGGAAACACACCACTTCCGGCGTCATAGAATACTGATCTATAACCACCGCTAACGCTCGTTTGCTCCTGGTCCAAAGTATAGCTTGCCCCATAAACTGTTAGATTAAGATTGTTCGCACCGATCACTACTGACGGAAATTTTCCTCTGAACTCAAGATTTGTTGTTCCATTCTTTGTCACCGTCTGCTCCTCCTCGTCAATCTCGAGATAATCGCTTCCGCTAAAACCGTCCAAGTCAACCTCCATATATTCGTCCGTGTCCTCGTTCGTAATTCTAACAACGTCCGCGTTGCCTAAAGTATTAATAGTAATCTTATGTCGTGGCTTTGGTTGATATGATCCTAAAAATGTAACCTCGTTGTCCGTATCGTCTGTCACGATCCCTGTATCCTCTAAAGCTGTTGTCTCTGCCGTGTCTGTTCCGATCCCAGAAGCAATGAAGAAAGTTACCTTATAAGGTACATGAATTATATTATAGTGATCTCGTCGTATCTGACATGACGCCATTCTGCAAACGTATCTCCTCGTACCGCCTGCAAATTCAATATCTAAATTTTTATCCTTGCGCGAAAATAATTCTTTTAATGTATCGATCCTAGTCTCCAAGTTCTCCATACTCGATCCAACCAATATGCCCTCAACTACAATTCTCTTTGGATTAAAACTGTCGTTAATAATAACCTCACCGTCTTGGCGCGCAAGCTTGACCGCATTAATTTCTCGATCCGGGCTTGACTCGTGGCCGACGATCCTTGTTATATAGTTTGAGTCTAATATCGTTGTGCTGTCGTATGTAATAGTTATCATGGTGTTGCTAGTTTAAGTGATAGCGATCTGCTGAATTCCTCTTTTATTCTTCGTATAAATTCTTGCTTATCAGTTACGTCGCCGTTAAATGTAAAATTAAAAGTGTTTCCGCCTTTGCCTCCGGCTTCCTCTGCTGTCAAAACTTCCTCGCCTCCGTGTACAACCGCAAGCTGTGGTTGTCCTATTGCACCAGGCACAACTCCACCGTCGGCATATTGACTTAATCCAAGTCCAACTGCAATGTTTTTGAAGAAGCCAGTATTTCCCACGCCTATCGCTCTTTGTGCGTCCTCGATTGATCCCTCTTTCATTTCTGATAAACGTGCTACTTCTGACATATCCCCTGCTTTCTTGGCTTTCTCTATCAACGGATCAAGTTTCCCTGCTAGTTCCATTGTCTTTTCTCCACTTTCTTTAGTTGCTTCCGTTTCTTTTCTAAGTTGTTTATATGCGTTCACTGCTTTCATAATCATTGCTACCAACGCAGCGATTGCCGCTATTGCAATAATTGCTGGGTTTTTTGCAAAAAATGTCAACGCCGCACCAACCGCACCGATCCCTCCAATGATTGACGGTAATATAAGTCCGAGCGCTCCCACTACTGCCACAAGTCCTGTTAGTACCCCCGCTACTATTATTATATTTTTTGCGAGCTTTGGATTTTCATTAATCCATTCTGAAACTTTTGTTATAACCGGCACCAATTTATCTAAGACCTTTTGTATTATAGGAATAAATGTTGCGCCAAGCGTGGCCGATATATTTTCCAACGTCGCCCCAAGGATCCTCTGCCTGTTCGCCAAGCTATCACTTGTGTTTGCAAAGTCTCCGGCCGTTACTGCCGTTTGTGCCATTATTAAATCAATTCTCAAGAGTCGCTTCTCTTGTTGTGTCATGTCTGCGACGTGTTGCTCGATCCCCTGTGACAACGCGTACGTCTCAAGTGTGGCGTCCGTGACGTCACCGGCATATCTTCTTATTGCCTCCGTCTCTCCTCTTAGCGCTTGATTGATTGCGCTCATCGCGTCTGACACGTCTGTATTAAAAACCGAAGCCATATCTGCCGCCCTGGTTGTTAGATTTATGGTTTTCCCCGCAACCTCATCGGCCGACAATCCTGTGTCTTTTAATAATGCCCCTGTCTGTGTTGACATTTGATTGAACGCCGCCGTTGTCATTCCAACTGACGTCGCCGCACTTTCTCCAAACTTCAATATATTTTTTGCACCTTTACCAAAAACTACCTCGACGGCATTTATGCTTTCCTCTAAGTCCGAAGCATTTTTAACCGCTTTTTTAACACCGACCGCTATTGCCCCGAAAGCTACCGTTCCGGCCACCGCCATTTTTTTGAACGTTGGCGCCATACTCTTTAGTTTTTTTTGTGTCTTATCTAAAGAACCCTTAATCCCCTCAAAGGCTTGCTTGGTCTTATTCTCGGCGTCTATTATAATTGTAAGTTTTTTGTCTGGCATTATTTTTGTTCGTTATCTTTTTTCGCCCAATGCTCGATTGCTCTTATAAAGTTTTCCGGTTGGGATTGGTAAGTGTGCCAATCCCAACCCATCATTCGACAAATCCTGTAAGCTCTAAGATACCCGAAATCTGTTATTTTTTTTTACCCGTTTCTTGGAGTTCTTTGATCTTGTCTAGGATTATTTCATATTCCGTCGCTGTTAGTTCATCAAGTACAAAGTCTCTGATTACATTCTTTTCAGTAAGGACTTTTTCACCGTCCGTAACCTTGGTAACGAAACACTCGATCTCTCTGTGGTTGTTTTCCTGGATCGCAAGTTCCGGCGAGAAGTCAACACCCATTGCACCCTTAGTCGGTGCGCCGCTAACCTTAACGGCCTTGAAAAATGGTTGCTGAATATACTCTGACTCTCTGCCTGTGATCCATTCGTTGAGTTCAATTACAACCTCGCCTTTCTCCTTTTTAAGTGTTAGTTTTGTTGTTTTTCTTTCCACGGATTTTTTAATCTACTAATTAATATGTTGCTGTTTCATTTACGATTTCAACTGTCAAAGCCTTGGCGTCACTTGTATCGTAAGCCGCTTTGAATACTTGCTCGTCAAAAATGTATTCTCCGATCTCAAGTGGATTACCATTAGTCTCGAGCTTTGCTTTGTGCAACGTGATTTTTACTTGGTTCCTTGTGGTCGTTGCAGTTGTCTTAATAAGCTCTCCTCTAGTGATTAACGACACCGCTTGTTTAATTATTCTTAACCAAGCTGAATGTTGTTCTGGGTTATCGAATAACTTTTTGATCGTAAGAGTTGCCTGTTTCATTCTAGGTAATAGCTGACTATTATCTCGTTGCTGACTAAACGGCGCGTTCATCATGTTGTTGTTATAAACAAACTCAACTGCCTGTGCAGGTGTTGATGTTGTTTTTGAAGCTGCTGCTGTTTCTGCTAACGCCGCAGTTGTCGCATATCCAACAAGTAAGTCGCCGAAGAATAATGGTTTTTGTAACGTACCGAATGACGCTGTTTGAGCTTTGAGTGCTACGTTAACACCGGCGTCCTGACTATTCGTAACTGCGCCCGTAAGCGTTACCGTAACCCCGTCTGCTTCAATCGCGCTGATTGTTGCTTCTTCCTCTAGTGCGTCGTCTGGGTTAATAATAAGTTTATCTCCCGCAACCAAGCCACGTGTTGGCTCTAAGTCATAGTCTTGTGTGAATACAACCGTGCTTGATGACGCTCCCGTTAGCGCGTCCTTTGTTGAAGCTACCGAAAAATGTCCGGTACCCATAACGTTGATTGTCGCTTTTAATTTGCCCTCCTCAAAAGCCAAATTCAGTTCTGATCCTTTTACTCCAAAATATCTATAAGCGTAATTGTCGCGTGGTACTTCTATTGTATAACTTTGTGGATTTCCTGGTGTGAATGGGTGAGTATATCCGGCTTCTGCTGATCCTGATGTTGCTCCCTTGACCATACACATATCCAAAATATACCCGATCGTGTCGGGGTCCGCCCACAATTTAAGTGATCCCTGGTGAGTTCTTTCTCCGGCCGATAAATCATTGCTCTCAAAATCGATCCCGTACATTCTTCGATCTGCTGTGAGATTTAATTGTGAGACCAAATCCTCTGACTCGAGTGGTAAATGAACCGTTGGAATTACCGCCGTTCCCTCTGTTGTTTCGGCCTTAATGGCCAAGTAAGATTTTTCTGCTAGTTCTGGCATGTTTATTTATTGTTACTAATATCGACGCCCTCTTTCACCGGGGCGTTTACTTTTGGTGGCTCAACTTTCTTAACTTCTTCAAAGTTGGCATTGTTGAAGCCCTTAGGTATTTCGACCACTTCATCGGGTTTTATTACCCCGACGCCTGGGACTTCGAGTATTCTTTTTGAAATGTTTTTATATTTCATAAAATTAATATATTGTTTAAGCGTAGTTCTCGACAACTACGACACAATTTAAGTTAAACGTTGCATAATTATAGGTGCCTGGTTTATCAATAAACTCTGTGACGAAATTGACAACTCTGATTATTTCAACCTCACCGCTTAAATCAGGGTCTTGATCGAACGACTCCATTATCGCGTCAAAGGATTCTGTCATTATATTGTCGGCTTCTTCTTTCGTTCTGCCCTCTTTGCTCTGCTCCTGATAAAGCTTAAGTATAAAATTATAAGTTCTCTCGTTCCGGTGAGTATCTAACACTTCACCCTCTCCACCTGAAAACGAAAGGACCGCCGCCGGAAACTTCTTGAAATCTCCCTCGGCATAATCAAAAACATCGCTAAAAATTTTATCGCTATCAACTGTAATGTTAGAAATCTTTGTTTTCAATAGTGCCTTTATTCCGGCAAGTGTTGTTGTCATAGTAATGATCTTAATATGTTATCGATCGCTGTTCTGAAAAGTTTATTTATTGCACCAATGCTTTTGTTCAAGGCCCTTTGCATAAACGGATTTGCTCTTGTTCCTGGGTGCATTACTCTTTTACCAAAAAACTCTCCTGTTCTTTTATTTGCAAGAACCCTTTTGTTTCTGATCCGTATTTCGTGTGGCCTGGTTCCCTCATGAACATATATTGAATAATTGGCATTTGACGAAACCTCTCCACTAATTCTGCTCGTCATTTTAGATCTTATCATTTGCCTCAAAGTTCCTCCACCTGATTGTCTGTTAACTGGTGACTCTCTAAATGCTTTTGAATGAACTATGTCTATTGATCTTTTAGTCGCCTTTCCTATTTCTTTAATCGCAACTATCGGCGCTTGTTTTGTCGCCGCAAGCAATTCGTCTAATCCTTCAATTTTTGCGCTTATTTGCATTTAACTGTTTGATAATCTAATTCTTAATTCCATGTGTTTTGCTACGTGCTGAACCGTGTACGACTCAATCCCTGTCACTCGATACTCCGTTGTTCCATTGACGATCCTGTCGCCCTCCTGAATATCTACAACGCCACACATCAATAACCACTCTTTACCATAATTGCCCTCTATATCCTGGGCGTAAGAGTCCTCTAACGGTTGAATGTGACAATTCAAACGAGCGATATGCTCCTCGTAGCTTTCCGTGTCGTCGTCGTCTGACGCTACTAATCTATTAACTACTACGGTTTCATTGTAAAAATCTTCTATTGCCATATTAAAAAGTAAATTTCTTATAAGAGTTTAAGATTTCTTTAACGTTCTTAAAGTCGTTCCACCCTTGCTCGTCTTTATATGTAAACGTGAACCTCCCGATCGTTTCGCTTCTGATTTTTCCCTTAGCTTTGTTTGAAAAGTTTGTTATGCCGGCGGTTAATACTGTCGCCGCAAGAGTTATATCTGCCGGACACGTTGTTGAATATCCGAATTTAGCTGTCACAATAACGTTCTTATGTCCAGTTGAAAAATAACCACTCTTGATCTGCAATTTCCGTTTTGGATATTCGTTGTTTGGATATACTCGATAATCGTCTGACTCAATTTCTGTCCTGGTCGAGTCGTCGTCCTCTCCGATCTCTAGCTTTGTGATCGACATAAAATCATCGATAACCATTTCCGTGCAACCGTCACCGTCATAAATTCTCTCTGTATCCACCGCGTCTGCAATAAAATTTCTACCTGTAATTTTATCAATGAATAATTCCATTGCCTCTATCCAAGAGTTCACCTGTGTAGCAAAAGAAGTATTAATCGTTTGGAGTGTGTAATTCTCGATATTGGTTTTATTTGTGTAGCCTTTCATATTTTTTTGTATTTAATTGTCTTTGTCAATTTTTTACAATTACAACTCTTGCATAATGGTTGTATGTTTTCTATATTATCGCTACCGCCCTTTGACAATGG